CTTCTTCAGGTAACCCTTGCTCTGTATAGTAATCGAGTATTCTTAAATACTCATCTTCTATTATCAGTTCATCTAACTGTTGATCAGTCATACGATCTGCTAGTGTAACATCCATCTTTAATTCAGCTAATGCTGTTTTAGTATCAGGTTGTAAGCCTAGTCTTACTGGTAATATTCCTTTCTTATGCGAAGAAGTAGTCACTTTTATTTACCTCTCTTATATCTAAGCTGCCTAGCTTAGGTTGTTGATAGTTAAAATTATCTGGATTTGTTACAATCATTTTCTCAATTACTTCAAAGAAGTTAGAGTAACTATACATTGTTATAAACTCTTCTTTAATAAAAGTTAATAACTCATCTACATCACAGGCATGTACACTGTATGAATCGTGTACTGCACCAAAATCTCCATCCCATTTAGCAATTACTTTTGCCATATGTGAGGCATCCATAGAGTGCACAAAGTTAGGTGATATACCAGACATAAAAGATCTTATCTTTGGTTTGTCTGTTGGTTCTTTACCGACATGTTGTATTCTTATTGTATCAGTTTCTTCTTTAGTACCATCTTCTTTAGTAAGTATAGGCTTAACCTTTCTTTTACTGCAGCTGATGATAGCTTTTTCTTTGAATTCATTCTCAACGAATGCTTCATATGTAACTGGAAACCCAGATGGTGTAGTCCATTTAATAGACTTTTGTTTGATGTTCTTAGAATATTCTGATGCTATCTCAGCTTCAGCAATCTTTTGTAAGAACTTCATTGTTTGTAATGGACCTGCACAAACACTATCAATTGCTTTGATTAAGTGCTTAGCAAGTAACTCACAGTCCTCTTCAGTTATATTATACCTATGTAAGTACCCTTCAACATGACAGTCAAGATACATATTCTCTGCAATCTTCTGAGCTCCAGCACTATATGCTCGAGTCATGGAACCACGTTTAGCAATACCTTTACGTATATGTTTCATAGGCATTTGTCTTTCTTCAAACCAATCAGGAACTCTCTTGATTAAATCTTTAGCACACTGTACATAAAAATCTTTTTGTATATCCTGTGGTACAATCCCAACTAACTCACCTGCTTCTTTGTCTTTAGACATTGCGCATAGATGTTGCCATCCATTGTTAGATCCGTCAATTGGAATAGGAAGGTAAGTAATATACTCTCCTTTATCTAAAGCATCTTTAATTTCTAAGACACCTGCTAATAAGCTAATAGGTTTTTCTGCATTAGGATCAATCGTTTCATTCTCTGCTAAGCTAAGTAGCATATCAATATTACTATCAGTCCATTCTTCACGATCTTGTAACGTCATTTTATCTACAGATATATCATCTAACTCTTCTTCTTTTAAGTAAGGAAGATAGTCAGTTGTTAACCAGCTAGGAAGATTATCTTTACTATAAGTTTCATTATAGCAACATGCTATATGAATCTTTAATCTTCTTAATCCTGCATCAGTCATAGGTTTTCCTTTAGAGAAAAGCATTTGACCTCTAGCTATATCATTACCCTGGAAATTTAAGAAAGGTGTTGTATAATATAACCTACCTCTATAATCTGCTTCAGTGTACTGGTAAAATGGTTTGTCACCTATTAGATCTGATCGTGCCATAGTTAAATCAAATTCTATTATCTTTGATTTATATTTCTTAGGAAAGTTTTTATACTGATCGAGTATCTTATCTCTATTACGATTTAATATATCTCTAACTTTAGTATTAATTTTCCATTCAGTTTGCTGCAATACATTCATACTTTTAATAAAACTATTTATTAAGTATGGTTTAAACTCTTTGCTTCTATCATGTGTCCAACCTTTTATTATAGGTCTTTCAGTAGGTTGCATTAAACTATTAATAGGTTCTGGTTTTTCAAATACAGTTCCTCTTAATAAATTTATACTACCTTCAGGTACAAGTAGATCCCACTTCTCTGGTACTACTATGTAATGTGCACGACTTCTTTTAAGACTACGATCTAAAGATTCCACAGGAATAAAAGTATTATCTCTAGTCTTACCTATATTAATTTGGTGTGTCTGATAGAAAGGTTCAAGAAACAAATCACCCATCATAACTCTAAGTTTAAACCAATCCCATGGTGCATCATTTTCATTAGAGTATTTTATTTGTTCTAATATATGAGTACCAATAGCTACACTTAAATGGGTAAGGTTAGCCTCACCTTGATATGATTTGTTTCCTCTCATACTGTTGCGAGCAAAGTGTTGTTGTATAGTATCCATTGTGAATACTAAATAGGCTTTAAGATCTTCTAACGAAGTTTCTTTCAAAAGATTACAGGCAATATGTGCTTTGGATTTAGTAATCTTTTTCTTTAGGTAGTCAAGTTGTTCCTCCATTTTACGCCCTTCACTTTTATATTATTATTTAATAGTAATAGTATACCTGCTTCATCAGTATATGTTTCATTAAAAAGAACTCTTATTATACCTGCTTGCATTATGAGCTTAGCACATTCAATACAAGGCGAGAGAGTGCTATATAATGTAGCACCCTCTGAACTTACTGTACCCTTTGCTATCTTACATAATGCATTAGCTTCTGCATGTATAACTTCTTTCTTTGTAGATCCATTAGAATTTTTACATTCATTGTCCATACCTGTAGGCATGCCATTAAATCCGAATGCAAGTATATTGTTATCTTTAACTACAACGACACCAACTTTATTATCAGTGTCGTGTGACATGTTACTTACTTCTTTTGCAATATTTAAATACAACTTATCGTATCTGTCTTGTTTAGTTATTGCATCTGTATAGTTGCTCATTAAACCTCCGAGAAAATATTAGTTGAAGTTAGTCTCCCCGTCTTGTTATCATACATAGCTGCACCTGCTGAACCTGTAAGACCTGTAAATCTAGATTTCAATACTCTAAACTTAATAGTGTTACGTTCAATTTCATTGTTAGCTACTAGGTTTCTAGCGAATGCTACTATATCAAATGATATTTGTTTGATAGAACCACTACCTTTAATATCATCAATTGATGCTAGCTTACCTTCCTCAAATGAAGCACCACCTCCAGGAGCTTTTCTTAGATGTGATATTAAACATAACCATACATTATGTTTCTTAGTAATCTTAAGTAAGTCACTCATTACTTTATCGATTGCTTCGTTACCAGATAAACCTTCAGCTCCTTCTGATACAGCAATAGTAATGTGATCTAGTACAAGATACTTACAACCCATTAGACACATGTATTCTATCTTATCGGTTAGTGTTGAGTCACCTACAGAACCTTGATGATCTAGTAATACTAATCGTTCATCACCAAATACTTTCTCAAAGCCATGTCTCAATGCATTTTCTGATATGTCATCTGCATTATCTAGCTTTTGATTCAATGACATTTCAATAAACTTTTCAGCAGTATCACCAACACTTTCTTCAAGTGATATCAAACCTACTTTGTTAGACTCTTCTATTACTCCATCAGCATCTGTCTTTTCTTCAAGCAAATCAAGTATAATTTCTTTAACAATTGTAGATTTACCAGAGCCAGTGCCACTAGTAAACAAAGTAATTTCACCTTGTCTAATACCTTTAAGCTTTTCATTTAGTCCTGCTAAACAATTAGGATAAGGTCTTGACTTAGTCTTTTGTCGTTGTTGAAACTGTTCCCATATAGCTTCACCCATTACTAGACCAGCGGGTGACCAAGTCTCTGCATCCCAGTAGCTTTGTAGTAAGCTAGCTGAACCATGCTTAAGTAGTTGTTCGCATGGATCTTTTTCTAGTAGCTTAGCAACTTTAACTTTACCAGCACCAATTATCTTAGCTACTTTCTGTGTTGCTGCTTTACCAGCTTCATCTTGATCAAAGAATAGTATTACAGTTTCAAATCTTCTAATCCATTCTCGTTGTGCTAGTACTACTTTACAACCTGTAGCACTAGGTATAGATACTACAGGAAATATTCTATTGTATTTATCTAAGAAGCTTTGTGCTACTGCACATGCATCTAGCTCGCCTTCAGTTATTACAAGTGACTTACCACCACTAGAAACTGATTGACCAAACAATTCGGCGTCATTAAAATTACCGTGAGCTATAAAACTTTTAGGTAATTTACGTTCTTTATAAGCAGCAAGCTTACCGTTATTTGTATACGGATAAAAGTGTGAGCCACCAGAACCATCAGGATTTACAGCCATCTTAATTCCGAAGTGATCTACTACTTGTTTACTTATACCACGAGAAGTAATTGCAAAACTATTTAACTCATGGATTTCATTAAGTGTTGTGCTATTATTAGGTTTAGCAACAGGTTCTAACTCATTCATATTGTTTACTTTCTTAGTTGAATATTGACATGAAAAACAGTATGCGCCATCGTCATAGATAGTAAATGCATCTGATGAATCACATTCTGGGCACGCTGTTTGTTTATAATTTCCCACTTTGTACTGTCCTTTCTAACAACTCTTTGTTGTTTACTACAGTTAATGGTAAAGCATTTATATATCTTTCTACTCTTACATATAAATACTCATCACCTTTATTTGTTAATTGCTTATATAATTTTATGTGATAAACTTTATTATCATTAAACTCTTCAAATATACCTTGATAAGTATCTAACAAAGGCTTAACTATATTATCTAAGTCAGCTGCTTTATTAGATACTCCAGCAATAATTTCAAACTCTAGGAGTTGTGATGGTTCGAATGGCCATTCAACTCCTTTGAGTTCATCTCTTAATTCATTCTGATAATTAACGTACTTGATTTGCTTTATCGCTTTGTTCCTGTACGTCATTTGATTTGCTGATAGGGGCTTTAGCTTGAATGTGTGTTCTAAGATCTTCATATTCACTCCATGATTTAAGCATGCTTAGAAGTCTATGGCTAAGCGCTAACTCCTGCTGAGATCTTTCATGCTCTCTCCAGGTTTGTTTAATCTTATTCCATTGTCTTGATAGTGGTACGCCAGATAATATCTTTGCGGCTTTCTTAGGGCCAATACCTTTAAGACCTGGTATATTATCTATGTTATCACCAGTTAAGCATTGAAGATATAGATTATGTAAAGCTTCTTCTTCATTGATAAGCTGCCAAGTATCTTTACCATAGTTATAATGTTGGCCAGGTATTTGAAGTAAGTCTTTATCAATACCACAGATTACGTATTCTTCGTTATTATCCATAGCTTCATAAGCCCATATAGAAACTAAGTCATCAGCTTCCATACCGTCTGCTTGAACAGCGCCTTTAGATACAGCATATTTATGTAAATAATTTAGGCTATCTCTTATTTTCTTATCAAGTTCAGGACGATTAGATTTATAATCAGAGCTTAAATCTTTTCTGAAATTACCTTTACCTTTAACTGCATATAAAATGTTTAGTTGTTCATCATCATTAAATAAATTAGTAATTTTATTTTTGATTTCTAATTCCATGTTTCTACAAAATGCATTATAACTTCGTCTTAGTTGAGCTTGAGACTTAGCTTTGTATGCTATCTTAAAGAATATAGAATCAGTATCTACAAGCATGTGTTTAGTTTCCATCTTTGTCCTTTCTTTCTAAATGTTTACGAATATCTGCATAAAATCCGTTAAACTTAGAAGGTTTAATTAAATCAACTAACTCCCAGTATTCTAGTATACCAAGTGTATTTACTTTAACCATATCACCTGGAGTTAATAATCTTTGTGGTCTATCTTTCCATTCACAGAAATAAAAGTTATCTGTTATATCTCTTTGCTTTAGTAAGTAAACCATTTTATTACATGGTATATTGTACCAGGTTTTAATAAACTTAACATCAACATTACCATATAATTGATCAACACCATCGACTTGCCAAGCATCATGGTCTTTCCATGTACCTCTATCAATCATGTGCCATTCAAATATTTCACATTCAATATCAAGTTTTAATTGTTCTAATGAACGTCCTCGTGGATTATATTTTTCAGAACGAGCATCTCTTTGATTAACAAAGTCTTTTGTTACATTAATATCTACAATCATTAGTGTACCTCTGCATAGTTATTACCTATTGTACCTTCACCTGCCATAATATCTACGCCCATTTCTTTAGGACCTTCGGCAAATGATTCTGTAAGTATTTCTAATACTCTTTCAGCATCTTCTTCTGCTACTGACCATGCTACTTCGTCATGATAATAAAGTCTAGGATCAGCGTTAAGTTTTTCTTCCTTAATCTTTCGCATCTGATAATGTAATGCAGCTTTAGTAGTGATAGCTTCACAACTTTGTAATAAGTAATTAAGAGTTTGATAATCTTGTGGTACAAAAACTTTACGACCATCAAGACCAGGTACATAACCTTCAACACTAGAGCTATGGCAATCTGTTACATTCCATATAGAAGTTAATCTATCTTTCAAAGCTTTCAAACCAGGTATAGCATCACCATATCTTTCGATAGATTCTTTACCAGCATTTAGATTACCCTTACCTGTAAGTACTTTACCAAGCTTAGTAGCACCAGCACCAAATAGAAATGCATAGATCCATGTCTTTGCAGTACGTCTATCTGTCTTAATAATGTCTGCGTTATATTGATGTATATCACCACTAAGTATTTGATTTGTAAGGCTTTTATCTTTAACATAATGTGCAAGAGATCTGAATTGATTACCACTAGAGTCAGCACCTACAATCTTTCTACCAGGTTCAGCTACTAGTAATTCTCTAATTGATTTACCAAGTGTAGCATCAGCTGCTGGAAGATTAGCAATAACTTCATGACGACATCTGAATGTAGGAGTACCTACTATCCATAGTTTACCATGCAATCTATTATCTTTTAAGTTATTAAGCCAGCCTTCAACAACACCTTTACGTGATCTAAATGTAGTCCATTGATCAATCATTATACCTTCGTTGCCAAGTTTTTCTAAAGAAGTTTTAGTAAGCTTAGGTGTTTTCTTAATAAATTCTCTACCCATTCTTTCCATTTTCCAATCATCAGGTTTCCATCCGATTGAATATAAATATTCTTTAACTTGTGCTAGATTACCCATGTTAGCTTTCTTAGTTTCTTTTCTTTGAAACTCTTTATTTGCAGGCCATCTGCGTGTATCTTCAGGTTTAACATCCATATTAAGATACTCACTTAGCATACGTGCAGTAGCTGCAGTGTAATAACCTTTCTTAGTATACTTAGCTGTCTTAGGTTGCTTATCAATTAACCTAGTAACTGGTGGTAGTTTAGGTTCAATAATCTTTTCAATGTGATGCATGTTTCTTTCAATATTATCTAGCAATAAGTTAGCTTTATTTTTATTGAAAGCCCAGCCAGTATACCTACACTCTGCATCAAACTTTGCAGCAGCCATTTCATTTCGTAAACCTTTACGTATTAATGGATTCTTTTCTGCTATGTTACCTAGCTCTACTAAAAGATGTCTGTATATTATAGAGTTTAGTTTAACATCTCTTACACAATAGTCCATCATTGTTTCAGAGAAGTGCGACCAATCATCGTAGTTACCTTTATGATACT